GATATGGGTTGTTCCACATTATGATACCACCTCTTGGCCCTCGCAGTGTCTTATGTGTCGTGGATGTCACAAAGTCTGCGTATGGTAGAGGGTTTGGATATGCACCACCAGCAATCAAACCAGAGTAGTGTGCCATGTCAACCAGTAAATATGCACCTACCTCATCTGCGATTTCTCTGAACTTTGCAAAGTCAATCACTCTTGGATACGCACTTGCACCAGCAACAATCAGCTGCGGCTTGAGGTAGGTGACTTCATCTTGAATGTAATTATAATTCAATCGTCCATGTTCATTGACACCGTAATAATGTGCGTCATATATCTGTCCTGACATGTTGACCTTTGCACCATGACTTAGATGACCACCACTTGCGAGGTCCATTCCAAGCATTTTATCGCCTGGGTTCATAAATGCGAGGTATATTGCAGTGTTTGCATTTGCACCACAATGAGGCTGCACATTTGCAAACTCACACCCATATATCTTTTTTACTTGGTCTATCGCAAATTGTTCGATAGAGTCCATGTGTTCACAACCATTATAATACCTTCTGCCAGGATATCCCTCTGCATATTTGTTTGTGAACACACTGCCGCACAAGTCCATAACCTCATCACTAGCAAAGTTCTCACTAGCAATCAGTTCTATTGTGGTGTCCTGACGTTGTATCTCCTGTTGTAAAATGTCTTGAATATTTTTATTCATCATTTAAACTTTACCCTTGACATAATCTCTGTTAAACATGCGAGCGTATTGATTTCTTGATCAGCAACAAAAGCTGACTTATACTGATACTCGCCCAGTATAATAACAGCATGGGGAATACTAGAGCCATCCAGATAAGTGTACAGACTGTCATAAACAGCACGGAAAATCCTAGTGCTATCATTGTCGAGATTGTTGACAACCCATTTACGAACATTTGTAAACTCCTTTTCCCTCATAAAATGTATGAGTTCCTTTATATTTACATCGGATAAATTTACAAGTATTCCAGCATCAATATGCCCAGAAGCAGAGTATCTTTGCAACTCATTGAGAACTTTTCTCCAATCAGGGAAAAACTTGTTGATTACTTCTGCGACAGCCTTAGGTTCAAACTTAACTTTCTCTCTAGATAATATATCTATAACTCTCTTGAAGAACTTCTCTGCGAGTTTTTGTTTCTCTGCCTTTGGAACAGAAAAGTCTATTGTGGAACACCGTGATTGTAGTGGTTCTATCAGTCTGTTCTTATAGTTACATGTGAGAATGAAACCACAGTTTGCACTGAATTCCTCTATCATGCCCCGTAATGCTGGCTGCGTCGATTGAGCATTTAGATAATCGGCTTCATCAAGTATGAGATACTTTCGCCCACCGTGTAGGCTGACTGTCGAAGCGAAGTTCTTGACAGTCGTGCGGAGGGTGTCGATACCAGATTCCTCTGAACCGTTGATCATCATGTAAGTAAGACCAAGCTCTTCTATCAGTGCTTTTGCAGCCGTGGTTTTCCCAACACCGGGCCCTCCAGACAATATTAGATTTGGTATATCGCCTTGTGCGATAAACTCATTAAAAGTGTCCTTGAGTGTCTTCGGTAGCACGCACTCAGCGATATTAGTGGGGCGATATTTTTCAGCCCATAAAAAATCATCCATATAAATCTCCATAATACATATACTGTATTATAAAGAGAAAGAGTTTATTTGTCAAGGGTCTATTAATTTATATCGTCCGTTGCATCGCCTCTTTCTGACCAATCAGATAAGACAAATTTTCTATTAGGGTTGACACTAACTTTAAATCTTGTTAGTAAATTTCTGTTGATGAGAAATGTGCTTGTAGCATCTTCTAACTGAAGTCCAATTGGAACATCTCCATACAACATATTATTAAATTTAACACTTACATGCACTATGGGCCTCTCAGCAATTTTACCAATGTGAGTGGGCTTTGAAACTCCCATCAATTTATTTGTGAACTTCTTACCGTCTCTCTCCCATTGAACAGTTTTACCAGAGACTTCCATTTTATCGACAACCAACATGGACGCCTTTGTTCCATTGCCGGTATCAAACTTAGCTCTTATCGGTCCATATCCATCAATCTCCACAGTCTCATGAAATCCAGCTTCTTGATTGAAAGCAAACCTTCTGTGAATGGGGTTCTGTAAATACTCAACCATCAATCTGACTATGTTTTTTTCTGTCGTTGGTTTTTGGGGAACTGTGGTTATGTCGTAACTTTGGAACTTTGACCCCAACCCTGGCGAACCATTACACTCTAACACATAGATTTTATTGTTCACAATCGCATGGTCAACACCAACCATATATGCGCCCGTTGCTCTAGCCGCTGCAAGAACTTCTTTCTTTTCTTCATCACTCAAAAGATAAGGCTCTGTCTTCGCACCCATATGTCGATTAGACCGAAAGTCTTTTTCTGGTTTAATTCTCTTCGTTGAAGCGACAATGCGACCATTAAGAACGATGGTTCTAACATCAAACTCTATTTGTAAAAACTCTTGGATGATGAGTGGTGCGTTGTATTTCCATAGTGACTGAATGACACTCATCATGGACTCCATACTATCAACTTTAGAGACACCGATACCTTGTGTCCCTGTCAGAGTTTTGATGATGACAGGAAACTTTCCACCGATACGGTCATGTGCGTCAATGACGCTCTTCTCATTGTTAATTAGTGATGTGCGGGGAGTGTTGATGTTGTTTCGTTCAAATGCTGTGTAGGCTGACATTTTATTGTCACATGTCAACATTCCATCACGGTCATTAATCATCATGCAACCAGCGTTCTGTAACGTGCCTAGTAATGCAAGACCAACCTCATCTTGAAGAACACCAGCCCTGACAAATACCACAGTTGAAGCAGTCTCAACTTTAATGTCCTTTTCTCCACCATCATGATTTTTAATCGCAACAATGCCTTTTTCTATATCATTGTCTGATACCCATGCTTCAGTGGTCACCACTCTGTAACAAGGCAGCCCTAAGTCTGCACATGTCTCTAATAACATACCAGTGACAATTTCTGGTTTCTTTGCCTTTGAATTGGTCAAAATAAGAACTGTTATCTTATCAGCCTTAACCTCTTCTGTTATAAAAGACTTGAAGTTTTCCAAGGTTCTATTCTCTCTTTTTCCCTATATTGTATTTTGTCTCTAAGGTCCACTCACCCTTTTCTTTGTATGCGAGAACCTTTATCTGACTTAGAGGGGCTGGTTCGTGTTTCATCTCACTTAAAACTGTGACAAGACCCCAATCCTTTAGGAGTGTCGCTATCGTATTTCTTCTTGCCATGTCGTTGGTGGTTATGTTTGTCTTCTTACCATCAAGGGCAAACAACTCCTTGAAATGCACAATATAATACTTACCCTGTTTATGAAGAATATGACAGGATTGGTATAACTTTCTCTCTTTTCTTGAAGCAACACCGATACGAGAAAGTGTCTCTCGCACTTTCAAAAAGTCATCTGGCTCACCGAGTCCGACCTCTAATAGTTGTTCTTGTGTCCAATTAATTTCTTCCATCTCTTCCGCCTTTATTCATTTTTTGTTTTATGGCAGAAATTTGTTCATCAGTAAGTATATCAAGAGCAACCTTTGCTTTCTCGTTGTTATAACCATAGAACTCTTTAACATACTCTAGATTTTCTAATTTCGTCGCCTTCACCCAAGGAGCAAATCTTTTCCTTGTTCGTAGACTATTTAGTAAAAAATCATATTGTAGTTTCTTATCCAGATGGTGTAACTGGTTTATCTCATTCACAAGCATGATGGTATCTTGGAATGGGGCTAGACACTTATTGACAATGAAAGGTGGATATTTCTTCTCCCACTGTTCATCCTCTGTGTCCATAAGAGGTTCTTTGGTGTAGTTTATAGAGTTCAAGTAGTCTTTCAATTCATACATTTTTATCTCACACAACCTCATAAAGTATTTGTTTTTCATACTTTGGTAACTTACTTGTATCCAATTGAACATAACACTTAAACACAATGACACTTCTCAACTCATAACACTGACGAGAAACTGGCATTGCTTGATGCGGTGTTTTTGCATCAAATACAATCAGTCTGTTTCCAACGTATGGAACTAGTTCATCACCGACAACTGTTCCACCACCCCAATCTTTTTGCCAATCTAGACGAGGATAGTATATCATAGTAAAATCGCCATCATCTGTATGTTCATGTGGCTCTATACCATGAGTATGGGCGTTCAAGTATATGCGTTTGAATCTTTCAATAGTGTAAGTGTTCTTAAAATCATATTTATAAAAGATGGTCTGCCACAACTGCACTAACCAATCAAAACCATTCTCTATGGCTTGTTCTTCTGTCTCACCACAAAAGACATGCCAGTGTTTGTTGACCTCTCCCTTTTTAGAGTTGTAATCATATTTCCAATACACATCTTTCATTTGCATAAAAATTAATTCTGCAATATGACTCTCTAAAACATTGTCGTGTATATCCAATCTACTATTCATATCAAATCTTCCAATCATCACCAAATTCTGTGTTATCAAACACTGGTTCTGCAAACGACTCCTGATTAGAATCTGCAAGACCTTTTTGTTGACCGTCCTCTACATCATACAACCTCATCTTAGCTCTGTCAATACCCACAACAAATCTTTTATTAGTGGTAGGGTCATTATATCTGTTCTTGAGTTGTTTGACCGCAATCTGATTTAGTTCGTCAAGTTCTTCATTAGAGATGAGCGCAAACATGAGGTCAGCCGTAGCAGGCAGACCAAAACTCTCTGACGTATCTTCCAACCCAATATCACTATTGGAGAACCCACTCCTTGTCGTTTGTGTAGCCGACATAATCGGGACGTTTGTCTCAACTGCAAGTCCCCTAAGTTCTTCAGCAATCGCCTTGATGTACATATATGAGTTAACATTTCCATTCGCCTTAAATCTTGATGATGCACATATGTTCAGATAATCAATAAAGATGATATCTGGTTTGAATGACTTCTTAATCGCTAGTTCTTTTATCAGTCCCCTAAAGTGATTACTATGTGCAGATGCAGTAGGATACTCCTTGATAATCAAATTACCCTTGGTGCTCTTGAGAATAGCATCTATCTTTGTGTCATACATTGTCTTGGGTAATTGGTGCAAATCATCTATAGAAATATTCATGAGGTTTGCATCAATGCGTTCTGCGATACGTTCCTCTGCCATCTCCAAAGTAATATACAAGACACTTCTACCTTGTGTCAGACAATTAGCTGCCATGTGACACATGAACAATGATTTACCGACACCAGTTCCGGCAAGAGCAATGTTCAATGTTTTCTGCGGTAGTCCGCCCTTGGTGATACGATTGAAGAACTCCAAGTCAAATGGTATCTTCTCCTCTACCTTGTGATAGAACTCATATCTTGCGTCAGTATCGTGTAAATAATCGTGACCAACACGGTTATCAAAACCAACAGCCAAGGCGTCTGTAAGAATTGTAGGTAAAGCGTCAACACCTCTTTTTTTATCTTTTCCATCAATGATAGCAATTCCGTCAACAATCGCATTGTATACCGCCTTATCTTTACAAAATTGTTCTGTGGTTTCTACTAACCACTCAAAGTTTACATCATCGTCTTTTTGTAACTCTTTAACGACTGTTAATACTCTTTTGTAATCTTCCTCATTTAAATCCTTGCGGCTGTCTAACTCAACCTCAAGAGAGTTTTGGTTTGGTAGTGCGTTGTATTTGTCTACGAACTTTTGTATCTCTTCAAATACAATGCGCTCTGTCCTATCAGAAAAGTAGTCACCCTTGATGAAGGGCAAAACTTTTCTTGTGTATTGTTCATTGTGTATCAGATTTGCAAGAGTGGTTTTCTCAATCGTTTGCATTTACATCCTCTTCTTCGTTCTCAATAATATCAACCAGTATATCACCAATGAGCTCAAAAAACTCTTCGTTGAACTCTTCTTTCGGTATATTATAGTTATCAACTATATCATACTCAAAACGAAATGGCAAGGTTCCATCTGCATTTTCTTTCTCTGGAACACTCACCACCCCATATTTGTATACGACACCATGATACTTTCCACCATCGGTTATACAGACAGATGCAATATCATCATTCTCTCTTGCGACGAAAGTATACTTCATGGTTTTTCCCAGCACCCTATCTCTTTCACTGGCGCACCGTCAAATTGTGATGACCCAAACTCTTTTAGCTTTTCCAAATTTCCCCACACATGTTTCAAACATACTTCTTTTGTTTCAAACTCAAGAACTTTACCGTCATTGTGTGTCACTGTGACCGCATCTTGTTCTATTCCTAATTCTGGTAAAAACATTAATATGACTATCTGCCACATATCACTTCTCCTTATTCAAACGTCTGGCTTCAGACTCTAGTTCATGTTTTGAGTCGCCTTTATCAGGCATGACATAGTGCAAATAACTCTGTAAAAGATACTTTGGTTTGTTCACAGGTTTTCTACCGCAATGCACCCAAGGGAACATAGGCGGGAACACTATTGCTCGACCACCGATACACTTCACCGATATGGTTGTAGTTTTATTTTCAATGAATTCCGTTTCACCAGCGTCATTGTCATCAAGATAAATGAAGAACGCAAGAAATCTAAGACCAGTTTCCCCTGTGGTAACGTCCACATGCCAAGGGAACTCGTCCATGTCGTTAGGTGAATACTTTTTTAGTTTGATACCCTCAAGGGTATACTCTTGTGGGAATAGTTTTTTGTGCTCGTCAGGCCAAGGTAAATCATCCCTGTATTTTTCAATGATTTGAGTGAACGCATCCAGACACACTGGAATCTCATCTTTCCAATAATCCACATTTTCTAAAAGAAGCGTATCTGAAAACTTTCTGTAATCATTCCAGACAGTTTTATCGTCTGTCGCTTCAAACTTTTCAATTAGTCGCTGACAAAATTCTTTATCAAGAATATCGTCATACACTCTTATCATATTGTCCATAACAAAATCCGATTTTTAGTCTACAGCGATCCTCTTTTTAATTTTTATATACGCTTCGTCTGTGCTGTCACTCCAAGGGTCACTAGATATATATTCAAAATAATAGTTTTCACCAGTGTCCTCTAGTGAAGTTAATTTATCAGTGACCTCTTGTTTCGTACACATCTTTCTTTGCGGGTTGTCCCACAGTTTGCTCCAGTTTGGCTCCATTGTTTTTCTCTATAGTCCTTCTTTTAATATGTCCATATCGTGATACGAGGGAACATAAGGTTTAGACTTTTCTTCTTTCTCTTTCATTAGTTTTTCAAGTTGTTTCTCAATCTTACTTATTCTGTGTTCTTTATCTAAAGCATTAACTCCACCCACAGCTGCTCCGGCAAGAGTTAAACCTATGCAACCGTTAAGACTTAGAGTTGATATAAGTATCAAGCTCACTTTCAGTAATGTCCAGTTCTTCAAATACTTTTTTATAATTGATGAGATGTTCATCTGCTATATCTTCCTTCGATTGACCGTGATAAGCCACTGCGTAGTGATTTTCGATCATCCATTCATTTAAGGTTGTCTCTCTATCAACCTTTGCATCATATATTTTAAATTTACCAAGTATCCTGCCGAACTTACCGGCACCATCCTTGACGGTGACTAATTTTTGATTTGACCCAACTGGTAAATAGCTATCTACCATTTCTTTTGACTGAAACCCAAATTTCTTTTCAACTAAGTCTCTGGTCCTACTCTCTGGAGTGTCTATACCATGCAAGCGTATACGCTCTTTGTGTCTCCATATTCCAAACCCAAGGTCTATATCTACATCAACTGTGTCTCCATCTACCACTCTAACTATTTTACAATTATATTCATACACGATTATACTCCAAAACTTTCCCCGCAACCACATGAACTGGTTTGCACTGGGTTCTTGACGGCAAGATATGAACCGCCTAACTCTGTTACATAATCTATCTGACTACCCATAATATACATCTCTGCAAGAGGGTCAACCACTAGAACATCATCTATTGGCTCTGACCACTCTATGTCTGGGTTGTCGTACATCAATCCCCAGACATATTGTAGTCCAGAACAACCACCACCTTTGACAGTAAGCGCCACTTTGTCTCCGTTTAGAGAAACACTTCGCATGTATTTTTTCGCTCTATCGGTCAAGGTCACCATGATATTATTTATGGTTGCGGTGGATAGTAATTCTCACCAGGCTTCCAAAAGTTTTTGCACCTTTCTTCACAACCCCACTTGCGTTGCTCTTCTAACATCATGAACAAGTCCATGAATTGAGTGAAGATTTCTGTCGGTAGTTGCACAGATGGTTCATTAGTCCTTGGAATACATGCAACACTTGCCACATCATTCTGGGACTTTACAGGGACCGACTCTGCCATACACTGCTCCATAGTCGGTAATTTGACTACATGCTCTGCACCAGATATCATGGTGATTATCATCAACGCTTTAAGCATTCTTCAATGCCTCCTTATAAATTTCTATTTTGAATTCAATAATTTTCTCTAGTCGTTTTAATCTATTACGAACAGATTTAGTTTTACTGCCTTTAAAATTATTCGACAGATACTCAAACTCATCAGTGAGATTTTTGATCTTACGCAGATTTAATTTTTGTAATCGAGCTGAATCTCTATCAGAGTATCCTAGTTCACTGAGTTTATTTTTTTCTTTTTCTTCATCAGTCAGCACATTATCTTGCATCATCTGGCTCCCATTCAAGATAGTTATATCCAAACTTTAAACGGTCCTCTGGATTATTGAGGCTTCGACTAAACTCATTGTAGTCAAACTTCTCTGTCGCAAAAAGTTTATCCTTTCTACGTTCAGCAGCCTTGCTTTTCTTTAAAACCCACATTATGCGGCCTCCTTATACTTGTCATACCAATACTTAGATGAACGGCGTAGTTCTTCATTTGACTCCCGAACATACTCAAGAAGGTCATTGATGTAACCCGCCTGTTTTGCAGACCAATCATCACCACGGTCAGCAAGTTGAGTCACAATCTCTTGAACGTAATCAATAGAGGGACAAGTATTGCCAGGCACCTTGGGTGCTCCCAACTTTGCAACACCAATCTTATCACGTTTTGCGTTCTTAGTCATTATGCAGCCTCTTTTATTGCATCATTAATAATTGGTTTGTCTTTATTCCGAACTTTACCGCCCTCTATGAGACTCAAAGTTACATTCGGGATCATAAACTTTTTTATTGGAATCCCAGACAATCCTTCATATTTACTGCGTTTCCGAACTTCTGGTTTTTCTACAAAAGTTCTTCGTGCAATATAGTTTGGAACTTTGTGCGTGAATTTAATCACATATCCAACGACACCAGATAAAGCATTTGCAACAACGACAACTTCTTCACCGTAACTTGGTGTTGAATTGAAACTAGGAAAAATCATTCCAGCATCAAAACCCTCTACGACACTCTCTGGTGCCATGTAACTAAAATACCTCATTAAACTTCACTCCATCCAGCAGCTTCACACTTAAACTTCTTACCACTCGCAAGCAGTATCATATCACCAACACTGGTGCTTCGACAAGTCTTACCACCAAACATCTTGGTAATACCTTCGTTGTTCCACCACGCATCAGTGATACTGTTCGTCTTCATAAAAGCAGTTTCCAACTTACTCACTTCAGTCGCACCTTTCTCAACTTCAACCAGCGCAACCGTAGCAGCACCCTTGTCAATCACATGAATGACAGCAGCAGTCTCATATAACAACGTCTTCATCAGAGCTTCTTTCTTACTAGGCAGTTTCATAGTACACCT